TATCTTTTAAGTATGAGTAATTTATCTTCTTCAGCAGATAAAAAATAATCTTTTACTGAAGGGTAGCGATAGACTATTTTAAAATTATCAATATTTTGAACGAGTTCGTTATTTTGTAATTTTTTTATTACCTCTACCGCTTTTTCAAGATTAAAATCGAATTTAAAATTTTTTTGTTCAGTAATTTCAAGCTGTATAGTGCCTCCAATACTAACCGATCTTAATTCAATAACTATTATTAAAAAATCTAGTACAGAGAGATTATATATCTCATCTACTGAAAGGGTGGTTGTATCTGTTAGTATATTTACTAAATTTATTAAAACATCTTCAACAGAAGGAGTATCCCCTAAAAGTGTTTTTAAAATAGTCTTAAAATGTTTAACTTTAAGCTCTTTAATAAAGACACTACCTTGTAATAGATCTATTTTTGTAGTAAATCCTGACATGTGAACTTACTTAAGTTGTTTTGTAGTATTATTATACTTACGATATGTTTATATTGTGGGAGACGGTATAGTAATTATATAAAAAGGTAGTTTCTCGGATTACCGGTCCTGTAGCTGTAGAATAGTTATACTCTTCCCCTGTTATTGAAATAGGGCATGCATCATGAAAAATATATTTTTGCAACACAACAGGCCCGACTCCTTCTGTTTTAACTGTACCATCGCGGTTGAGAGTAGGGCCAGCTACTGAACCAAGCTTACAAACTACAATATTACATCTATACTGTTGTTCAGGAGGTCTAGCTATAAGACCTAAATGACCGGTGGTAATAACCCACGGTCTAATTACTGTATCTACAAAACTATAATTAGTTTCTAAAAAAGCTATCCTTACTCCACCTGAATAGTCTCCCCTACCATTGCCTGTGGTTGTACGCAAAAATCCATTTGTCTGTATGCCCTCCGGGTTAGCAACAACACTTTCGCTAGGTATTTCGACAGCTTGTGCGAATAAACATCCTTTAGTTGTTTGTACTATTTCGTTTTTTCCTATTTTATTAGCTAGAGCATCAATATCCCACCCTCTGGGTTCTCTCTCTTTAATAGTTTTTAAGACAACATCAACAATTGCCGGGAGCTGTTCAAAGTATAGGACCCACTGAGCACCTTTAGGTATAGCAGTTTCAAATTTAGATAAAAAACTACCTAAAAAATGAGGTATTTGACTATTATATTCCCCTGCTATTTCTCTATCTAATTCAGCCATAATTTAGCATTATTATTTAAGATGCTAAATTATTTATTTTCTATTTGTATCTGTATTTGATGTAGATATTGGTAACTCAGGGTTAACTGTTTCATTACCGATCTTTGTAACTCTCCAGTATTGATAGGCGATTGTTGCAGGTACTGTAACAATTGTGCCGTTGTCTGTTAAATTGTATGTTGAGTCGCCTACTGATACAACATAAGCACCGATTAAATTATATTGGCGTATTGTAGTTTCAGGGTTTTTACCGAGAAGTTGAATAGTAACAACTGAGCCTCTACGAGCTATATTATAATCTCCTGTAGAAATTGAGTCATCAAAGGTATTGAATGTAGCATTTTCAAGTACTGCACGAATATCGTAATTTTGATCACATCTAAAAGAAACATTCCAAGCATCTGATCCTGGGTAAGTAGCTGTACCCGGAACATTGAACTGTAATCCCATGAACGGTACAGGTATATTAGCTATAGCACGGCCTGGAAGATTAGCAGTTTCTAGATATACGAGCTGATCGTCTCCAAAGTTAGTATTTGCAAACGAAATAACTCTAAATTGAAACTGACGTGCGAAGTCTTTTTGCTGCGCTACTGTATAGAAGTCGGATATATTTTGTGACATAATCTTTTATATATTTATTAGATAAGTTCTAAGAAGTTTTGACTTGTACGTGTAGCGATGAAATTTACCAAGATAAATTCAGCTGCACGGGTCGGTTTAACGTAAATATCTACTGCAAGTTCGTTACGGTCGATAAGATCGGGTGGATTGTTGCGTTCATCACATACAATCAAGTAATCATATAGACCTTGTGTATTTCTTGCTAGTTCAAATATAGGGGAGATAGTATTGCGTAAACGTGTTCTTGTTGTATCGGTGTTTGGTTCAAATACAAAGTATTTTAATGTCTTTTGAACAGAGCGTTCTAGAGTTAAGAACAATCTACGAACATTTACACGATCAAAAGCTGATGGTTTGTTTTGTAGAGTCTTTTGACCAAAAACTACAAACCCGTCACCTGAGAATAATGCAATAGGGTTAATCGAAATCGTATATAAGAAGTCTCTCTGTTTTTGATTTGGATTGAACGCTAGATCAATAATGTTATTAATTGTTCCACGACTAAACCCTGCTGGGGCAAACCATGGTTGGGTAGCTGCATCAGTACGAGCATAGACGGCTGCTACATAACCTGAAGAAGGAGCCCAGAAAGGTTTATCAGCAAAAGCATCATATACCTTAACCCAGTTGCCGTAAGCTGCAGTGTAATTTGTATTAATTGATTCGTATTGAGTTCTCAATGGCTGATATACATTTTGTGAGAACGTGTTTGAACGAATTGATAATACTTTTGTATCTTCTCCTTTAACAAAGTTAGGTCTTAAAGGATCAGAGATAAATACGCAGTCTTTACGAGTATTTTGTACAAAGTTATTATAACTATTAAACAAGCTTCTCCATCTTGCAACAATATCGGATGATGCATCAGTTAAGGCGGATGCTGCTACTGTTGTAGTTTCTTTAAAAGAGCCACCAGAGGCCATTGCGTGAATTGTTGAAAGACCAGCATCGGCGATAACATCAACAAGTACTGTTTCAGGTGTCTCAATGTGGGTAAGAGCTCTTTCGAGTTTTAAGTCCGTTTCTCCGATTAGTTTATCGGTGCTTTGTGTATAAGTTGGAACATAAGTTCCTGCAGGATAAACTGCCTTACTACTGGAACTTACTGTAACACTTTTATCAGGGCTATTTGAAGATAAACTTGTCCAGTTTGTTTGTTGAGAAATAGCAGGGTTAATTAAAACCTTAATATTAGATGATCCGTTATTAACTAAGTCTTCAAGATAGAAGGATTTAGGTGTGCCACCAACATTTGCAACTGTCTTCTTTTGAGAATCAAGAGAACCAATAAATGCTTCTACTAAATTGTATGTAAGTGTTTGAGGTTCGTAAATTGAATTACGTACTTTAAATACACTTAAAACAACTGAATCTCTATAATAATCATTATTAAAATTATATGTAGGTATGAATTCAATTGCCTCTGAGACAGATCCAGAACCTACTTGTTCTTTTGTTGCAGAAAGTTGAAAGCCTAGACGGTTTGTTGTTACAGGGTAGAGTATTTCAGAACCTGAAAGACTATAAAGTGTATTAACTGCATCGAAGTTAGTATTTGCCCCGAAGCCGGTATTATCAGCAATTGCTATATAATATCCTTCGAATTTTTCGTTAATTGTTGTTTGAGCAGAGTTTAATACAATGATACCTGCTGTTGCTGTTGTACCGTTAAAGCTTGCTGCACCTACAGAGTAATTAACAACTGTTCCAGAAAGTGCACCTGTACCTGATAGAGGCTGTGTTGCACTTACACCAGCCCAGGTAAAATTGTTTTGAAGCAGATCATCGTATTGAGTTTGTGTTAAGGTTTTAGTAATTGGGGATCCAACTACAAATCCAGATCCGCCAGCAGAAGAAGCTACAGGAAAGAATAAAGCACTGTACTGGGAACTAAACCCGTCACCGGAACCAGAACCGTACGGAAGTCTAGTTACTAAAAGATTACTTGATGAATTTAAAATTTCTTTGCTTGAATAATAGAAGTATCTTTCTGCAGGTGTCTGCGGTATACCGTAAATTTGTTCAAATTCTGAAATTGTTGAAACTTGTAAAACTTCGTCGGTCGGGCCTTGTGCAGCATAACCTGCTACAAAAACATTAGTGCCACCACCGAACTGTTGAGTTACAGAAAGATCTGTTTCTGTGATTTGAACGCCTGGAGAATTAATTATACGTGCCATATGTTATATTATTATTTAGTCTTTTTTGGTATATTTTTTTGAGTTAAGTTAAAAGTTTTATATCGAATTGACTAAATTGGAACTCAACAGTTGATTCTAAAATTTCAGGGGTTCTGTAATTATAATCAATACCTCCTAATGAGGTTATAAAAGCACTATAGTAAATAAACTCTATGGTTTTTTGATTATATTCATTTAAACCTATAACAGATAAATTTGTTTGATATTCTGTTAGATTGCCTCTTTCTAATCTATCAGATTTAGTTTCTTGACCGTCTTTAGTGCCGGCATAACCGCTTTGTTTTGGATCGTTTAAAATGGATAACCACTTCCAAAGCAACCAGTAATTTTTAAATTTATTGTCAATAACAAAACTTACATTTAAAGGGGGGTAGTTGGGCCGGGAATAAGATGTAACATTGTACGATTGACCACCATATCGTACTTCTACTGGTGGTACTTGTATGGTAGGCACTATAGATCCGTAAATACTCATTTCCAATGGTTTTATATCAATTAAAGTATCATTTACAGATTGTTTATATAAAATTTTAGGTAAATTTAAAACAAGTATAAATTTATCCTTACCAGGTCTATTAAGAACTGATTGCTGGGTAGCTTGAGGGGTCTCGCAAAGGTCGTTATCCGGCATATTACATTGGCTTCCAACCCTGGGACATTAAATCGTCTAAATCCGATGTATCATACATTTTTTCAAATTCTTTTTCTGAAACTAATGGCTGAAACATTGACTCTTCGGTGTTACCCAAAGTTGTTATATTGTTACTATTATTTAAGTCTTTTACCTTATAAAGACTTTTATCTGGTTCATAGTAATCTAGATTACCGATTCTTAAAGGTTTATTCTGGTCATCAAATTCTTTAACTTCAAAATATTGTTGGCAGATTTCGGGCTCGAGAATAAACAAAGCCCAGACAAGAGACATAATTCTGTCGTCGTAAAACTGGTCATTCTTTTTTCTGTAAGTGCCATTTGGGTAACGGATGAAAGTTTCAAACTCTTTAATTGTGTCAAGATCGTTAACATGAACAACTTGTAGAAAGTTGACCCAATAGCGCATATTAGCAACTCCAGCAAAACGAAGATTATTATGTGAAAGAATTCCTAAATGTCTTGTGTTGGAAAATGAACCTGTGTTAGCTAATTTTGAGCATGATACGATTTTTTCATACATGTGTTTGTGAAAGAGTGCATCAATAATTTGAGCACCGCAATTATTTCTCTCAACAAGTAAAGGGGGGTTTCCCCACTGAGAGCAAAGATTAACTAATTTGTTAGCGTAGTGGTAAGGCTCAACGGTATTGGTTCCGTATACAGCTACCTGTTTAACATTAGTTAAGTCTGTAATATCAAGTACCTGGGCTACTGATGAGGCTCTCCCAATACCTTCTCCAACGTCAACACCGATAGCATAAAGTTTGTTAATGTCTGGGACCTCAAAGACTTTATAAGCACCTTCATCACTTGTATGAATAGCTGGTTTTTTATTTTCTTTAAACCTTTCGATAACCGAAGCTCCAACCGCTGAATTGCCTGGATCGAGAAAAGTGTTACCAAATTCTTGTTGAAAGGCTTCATCAGAGCCGAGAGCAGCAACCATTTGCTTTCGCCACTTCTCACCGCGGCCGGGTACGTCCCACCAGTCAATTCTTTCAGCAGTCCATCCATTATTACCTTTTTCAGCTCCAGAATATATTTCGTAAAACTTATTACTAGATCCGTTTGGAGTACTAACCATGAAAATTTTTGTCTTCTTACCAGACGAGACAATCGGAATAACCGATTTCCAAAACTCATCCATAAAGTGAGGGTCAATGAATGCAGCTTCATCAATACAGAGAATAGAAGCCGTGTCACCACGAGCAGCTGTTGAAGTTGTTGTACTAATACCTATACTAGAACCGTTAGCAAACGTAACACCGGTTTTGCCATACTCTTTAACACCGGGTTTGAGATAGTTTGGTAGCAATTCATAAGCCATTCTTATTCTCTTAAAAATATTAATAG